AACAACTTTTTTTTGTAAAGCTTTTAAATATCTAGTTGTTCTATACATTCTTTTTTTCATTTAATTAAATGGTTCGTTAATACCTCTTTCTCCTAATAGTTTTTCTTTAGCGCTATCCCACATCATATCACCTTTCTTTTTTTTACTTAATGACGCTTCTGTTCTTTTAAGGCTAGGCATACCATCAGCAGGTTTTGAGGTCATATATTTACCACAACTACATATTACATCTGCAACCCACTTGTTATCTCTATACACTATCTTAGCTTTTAAGACTTCTTTGGTTTTATTACATTCACAAGTGTATAGTGTCATTTTGCTAATCCTCCAGTTAGTGTTTTGCTTTCTTCATGTATTTTTTCTAATTCAAAGTGCAATACATTTATAGCTTTTTGTATATCTTGCTCAGGAGGATTTCCTTCTTTGTTTCCTGCCCTTAATATATATTGTACTGCCTGTGCCTTCCATGCACTTAAATCAAAGTCATCAACAATATCTTTAGCTGAATATCCATATAAGTTTCCTGTATAGTAGTGGGGTTGTGGTGTTTTTTTATAATTTTTAGTCATTTTTATGTTTTTTATATATTTGTTTTATACCATTAAAGCAAGTGTTTAAACATGATGCGCAATTAGTATTAGTGTCATAATTAGTTCCATGTATAACATTGTAAATTGAAATCATCTTAGCTTTTGCTTCAGTATTTTTTGCTACTCCTGATTTTAAATCCTCCCAAACTAAAAGAGCTTCTTTTATTATTTCTTGCGGTAAGTCTTCAGGCGTTTCTATTTCTGTTGTTTTTTCCCATTTTTTAGGTTTGTCTGCACATTCCATTGGTGCTAGTCTTGCCTTTACTTTCATAAAGCATTTACATATAGAGCAGTTTCCTAATAAACTAAGATATTTATCACAAGCTCTGCATATTGCTATTCTATCTTCATAAACATTATTAGAAACAAAAAACTTATTCATTCTTTACTGAGTAATATGGTTCTCTCCAGTCAGGGTGTTTAAAGCCAAACTGCATAAAAAAAAGGTCGTGGGTTTTTGGGTTATACATCTTCATTTAATTCTTTTTTTAATATTGTTCTTACTTTGTCTATTGTTGTGAATATACTATTTCTACTTATTCTAGTCTTTGCTGCTAATGAGTCTAGTGTATTGCCTTCATAATAATATAGTTTAAATAACTCTCTATCATACCATGATTCTAGTTTGTCTAATTCAACATCAATCATTTCAAGCTTTTCCAAACTTTCATTATCAACATCTTGATTTGGTAGATTATATAAATATCTATTGTTTGCGTCTTCCCTTCCACTATTCCATTCAAGAGTACTATTACTACTAGAGTCTATATTATAATTAGCACCATCTAAATGAGTGTAATATTTTTCATATTTATAGTAAAAATTGCTTCTTGTGCTAGTCAACGCTCTTCTTAAAGCTACCGCTCCATAATTTAATATGCCTTTAATACCATCTTTTTCATATATATTTCTAAGGGTGTCGGGATTCATTTGCAGAAAATAAATCATTAATTCTTGGACAGCTTCATTTATTTTGTTTTCATCAACTACAATACCGTAAGCCATAGTCCTAAATTTATCTGTTAGCTTTGATATTTCAATATAAATATCAGTCATTATCAGGCTCTAAAGCGTCTAGTCTTGTTACAGTCTCAGTTAGCATTTGCTCTAATACCACCTTATAAGCTCGTATAACTGCTGAGTTTGTTTTTGTTTCTATTCCTGCATAGAATCCACTTGTTGCAACTGATATGTTTATTGGTAAGATTACTATCCAATCGTAAAAATTGTTTTCTCTTACCCCTTCACCATATCCGTTAGAATATTCTACTATTAAATCAATAACCTCTAAATAATTTTTGTATCTTGCTTGGGATGCTACCTCTTCTGTAAACTGTTTGCACATTGTAATATAAGACTCAACTATTAATCTATGTTCTTCACTTGAATAAATCGGAGTGTGCATACGGCTAAATTAAAATAAAAGTTTATTCAATTCCCTTTTCTTTCTTTAAGTTTTTAACAGCCTCTTTGTAATAACTTATCTTTTCTTCATAGTCAGTCCTAGACATTTTGCAAATTTGTCTTGATTTTATTTGCAGCTCTTCTGCTGTTCCCTCTCCATATTTATGATCTAATGCTATGCCGAATTTATACTGTTCACCTTGACCAAATAAATTATCTGCGGCTGACTGTGCTTGAACGTTATATTCGCACCATCTAGTTGATAAATGCCTTCTTGACATAAAATGACCTGCATGAATTTTACCGCTTTTATAATGGTAAAGTTTTCCAGAGGTTATACATTGAACCATCCCTTCATCAGTTGCGTCTCTTAGCCTAATAAAAAGACTAAACCATTTATCCAGTTCTTTTTTTAATCTACTTATTGACTTGGTAGCCATTTTTGTTTATTAAAGAGTATTTACTAAATGACACAGGTTCATTATACCTATTTCTACTGCTTACAAATTCACTTCTAATATTATAACCTTCGTTTCTTAATTCTAAAACTCTAGATGATAATCTCATAATTCCATATTCACTCATGGCTTCTCTTGATGTAATTGCTCCTTTGTCATTTAGATGTCTAATGATTCTTTGCTTTTGTGTTAGTGTTTTCATTCTTTCAATTTATAGTTTATATGCAGCACTATTGCTGCGATTAATACCCAGCCTATCATTTGAGTAATTTTGGTTCTGGTCTGTAATGTAATACGTGTTCTGGACTTTCTCCTTGATCTACTCTTGCTCTTGCATCCCAAATTGAATCTTTATGATCTCTTAACCACTTTACATAAATAGGTCTATTTAAATGTATAAAACTTGTATTTATAGGACTAGAAACACCAAAATCAAAAGCATTCTCAGCATCTTCAAAATAAAAGTTCTTATAAATTCTATTTAAATCTTTTGCTAAACTCCTAGCCATAACTTCAATAGTCTCTTCCTCAATATTGTGTTGTCCTAATTCAATATATGTTTTACTTATTAAATCTACACAAGACAATAATAAGTCTTTTTTTGTCATTGTTTTAATTAGTCTCATTTTTAAATTGTCTTTTAAGTTTTTCTTTTACATTCATATTTTTTTGCAAGTGCTGATGTATCTTACTCATTGTAGGTTTTTTAGTTTCTCTACGTTCCCAAGTACGAACACAAGCCTTCCAGTCTTTCATTTTGTTTTTCCCAATTTTCCAATCTTTACTTTCATAAAAGTCATAAAAGGCTTCTGCATCTATATTATTGTTTCGTAAGTTACAATAATTTTTAACATCATTAATAGATGGTTTTTTAAAGAGAGACTTTTTATTACTATCTGTAAGATTATTATTATTAATTGTATTGTTATTCTTTAGCATTTTTGCTAATACCTCTTTGTCATTTTTATTAACACCCTCATAGCAAATTTGTATATACCTGTTATCAATTTCTTTAGTACCCTCTTTATATGTGAAGCTAACTTTTATGAATCCATTTTTTTTTAACTCACTAATCCATCTTGAAATAGTTACTTTATTCTTGCCATAAAGTTTGCTAAAGTATTGGTTAGAAGCAAAACAAACGCCATTCATTTGTAATAAAGCTGTTATTTCAGCAAAAAGTAATTTAGCATTTGGTGTAATATCAGCATACCTTATATGTGCAGGAATATACGAATAGTAATTAGGTTTTTCCATTATATTATTTTAATTGTAAAATGTTAATAGTAAAATGATAATTTTTGAGTGCTAAGTTAATATTTTCAATTTGATTAGAAAAATCAAAATAAGTTGTATGTATAATACATATAGCTTCTCCACTTTTAACTTGTAGTTTTACATCTGATTTTCTTGATTCATTAACCTTATTTTGTAACAAGTAACTTTTCATGTGTTTGCCAGAGACAAATATTTCTTTTTGATCATCAATATCTTTATACTTTTTATAAACCTTTGTAAAGGCTCTTCTATAAATTTTACATTTTTTAAAATTTTTTTTATGTGCTTTTACATAATGATATGTTAAAGACCTATCCCTATCTAAAACTTCTGCTATGACATATCTACTTATACTCTCTTCAGTCAATCCAATATATGCAGCAATTGACCTTGATGACTGTAACTGTCTTTTTCTGCTCTTATCTGACAAAGAGCCTTTAGGCAACCCCATTACTTCAGTAGTGAGGTTGCAAATAGCTTTAAAATTTAATTCTTCAGTCATCTTAAAAAATATCATCATCATCAGTAGTAACAAAACCCTCATTACTTTCTGAATTTTTATTATTCCAACGCCAAGAATTTATATTTGTATAATAACGACCGTTAAATTCGTTACTCTTAATATTAACTGAAACCTCAACAGTATCACCAATATCAAAATTATCTAGCTTTTTTAATTCTTCATTACCAAAGGCTGTAATACATACCTCTGTTTCAAATTGGTCAAACTGCTTTAAGATCACATCTTGTTTTTTCCATTCTTTACCTGCATTAGATATTCCACTTTGTAGCGGTAAAATTTTACTAATTTTTCCTTTAATTTCCATGTTTATTATTTATTAATTATTTTTAAAATTTCTTGTAATTTTTTATTTGTTTTTATAAGATCCATTTTTAACTGTAAGTTATATTCTTTAACTCTTTTGTTTTCACTTTTAAAAAACTCAATTTTTTCACTATTTTCTAAAGGTGTGTTAATACTGTTTCTTGGCATATTTGTTTCCATATTATTTTATTTAGTTATTAAAAAAGAAAGTGAAAAGGAGTTGGTAAACTACAAAGTATAACAGCTAATTATTAAATGTTTTATACCTAACCTTTTCACAATCTATATTATTTATTTTTAAGTTTCCAGTTTATGTACTTTGTCAAAGTATCACCATCAAAAATTATTTTATCTTTTTCTGGTGCGTATGGATATTCTTTTCCATTAGTATGTTTCTTAGTTTTTAATCTTTGAATAGGTAATCTATACAAAAACCTACCAATGCCAAAACCAACACAAGCTCTCTTAAAAGCATCTGAAGCATGACCCTTATCTTTTTCCACATTACTTTCTGAGCCTGTATCATCTTGCCAAACCCATTCCTTGCCGTTGAATATTTCTACTCTGCAAAACAAAAGTCCATCAGCAGAATAATATGACTTTTTCCAATTTCCAACACCAACAACATCATCTAACAAATCCATACAATCTCTAGCGTCAATATAAGCAACACAAGTAGTTATTCCAAATTTAGTTGACTGAACCCTCCATTTATATGGAAGCTCTTTACATAAGTCTTTAAGTTTAGTTTTCATTTTATCTTAAATTTATTATTAGTGCTTTGTTTTTATACTGCTCTGCATATTCTTTTAATTTATCTTTATCTTCAAAGTCATAAACTTCGTCAAGATTAAGTCCTGATCTATCACAATAATCATCTAAAGCCTTGTCTATTTGTTTTCTAGTACCAAATATTCTAATAGCTTGACTATATTCTTTAATGTCATTATCATTACACTTTAAATGACTGTTTCTTTTTCTTGTTGTTGTATATAAACCGCTAGGGTAAAAATAAAACGTATCGCATTCTAGTTTCATAATTAGTAGTTAAATTGTAAGAATAAATAAATAGAAGCGTATGCTAATGCAAAAAGTGACGTAATTATTAAATAAAATTTAAACTGACTTATTTCATTATCATAATTATGTATAATATACTCTTCTCTCCAGTTAATAAATTGACCTTTATTATCCTTCATATAAAAAAAGTCTGCTGCTTCTTTAGGTGTTAAAGTAAATGTAATACCTGTTTGTTTGTTTGTTAGTTTCATTTTTCTTTTTTTTATTGATTAATATGGTACAAAAGTAAAAAGAAATATTAATTATTAACACAATTGCTTACAAAGTTATTAACAATTTAAGTGTTAAGAAGGGTTTTACTAGATTAAAATTTTTATAAATTTAATAGTAAAATAAATAAGATAAGTAGGGAATAAAGTGTGTAAACCTGCCAATTAAGCTCTTCTTTCATTATAATGGCATTAATAAATTTAAAGGAGTTTTACCGTTGTTTAGTATTACAGCACAACCAACTGCTGGTCTTTTTCCGTATTTAGCATATGCCATAGCGTATGACTTATGATTAATTCCGCAACCGACTTGAGTTCCAAAGACTCTAAACTTTTTTCCAACATAATGTTCTGTATAGCATTGAGTATGCAAGTGACCTTGTACCGTATTCATCATATCGGCACGACATTTAGTTCTAGCAGTACCACCTTCACCGTGTATATATTGAACGCCATCCTGCTCAAATCTTTCTACAAACTCCCAATTAGGTGTTCCTAACACTTCTTTATAAGACTTAATCCATTTAGAAGGTATTGCAGAGGTTTGTGCCTTACGCATTATAATACGATCATGATTTCCTATAATAACTTTAGTACCAATATCGTCAAAAGCATCATACCATTTAGATATTTTGCTTATAGCTAAATCTAACTCTTCTAAGCCACCCATTCCGTCTGCTGAGGTCTCATGATAGCTACTATAATGATTGTCGATTATATCGCCTATAAAGATGGTTTGTGTGCAATTAAATGCTTCATATTGTTCTAAACACCAATCTAAATAACCGTCTAGGCAAAACGGCTCATGAAGGTCACCGATAACTAGGACATTCCTAGCTTCGGTTTCCCTCATTTTTTCTAATGCCACAATTTCATGTGGTTTTAGTCTGTATCTATTATTTCTTTGCTGCATCCGCCCATCCTTGCCCTAATACAAGTGCAATTACTCCGTATAAGATGTTTTGAGATGTCTCAGGGTTTATACCCCAATTATCACTTAAAAGCTGAACAATTACACCAACAGCAGTATATAAAAATTTACGACTTGCTAATGCTTTTTTTAATGTTTGAATTAAAATCCAATTTCCCATAATTATTTGTTTTTGATTATTAATTAATTTAGTAAAGTTACTTATCTGTAAAGCCAAAACACATCTTGGTCTTTTTTATTATCAACATCACAATGTATAAAAGTCTTACCTATTCCTATTCTTGTAATACCTACCTCTAGTAATGCTGTGATTATCAATGCTCTATGTCTACTACCATTACAATGAATATCACATGCAACCCCATATTGATGACTAGAGCCTACTCGCCCACCTATTTTCAAATTCCATTCTTTTGTTCTATAACCAGAATTTATCTTAAAAGGTATATCAGCATTTCCTCTAGCATAGTCTAATTTTTCAAGGAATTTATGATTCATCTTTGAACCTGATCCTGGTTCATCTGGACTATCAAACTCAGAAAGAGAAAAGTATTTTAAATTCAAAGTGTTACTGTTTGATTCAACAATATTAGAGATAGTAGGTTTTATAAATTTTGCAGCCTTTAACTTCTTTAACAAATTCATGACGCATTTTAACCACATTATCTTTGTTTTTGTTATACTTCGGATTGGTACTATTTAGCTTATTCTTCTTCATTTGCAACCTTTAAATTCACAATTACCACACCATTTTAGACAATAAGTTTGTCCTGTCAATTTATATATTAGATTGCATATTAATTTTCTCATTTCTTAAATTTTACGAATTTATAAATAGTGAAACTTATCGCTAGGATAAGTGAAATTAGCGTAAGGTATTCATTGCAATCAGTAATACTGAAACCAATTGCTGATCCGTTAGCTAGTCCTACTTGTACTGTGTCTCTTAGGTCTGTCATTGTTTTTTGTATTAGGCTTTTTATCCAAGTAGGATTTTAGCTTCGTTATGTTTATTAATTTTGGTTTATAATACTTTCTCATTGATTTTGTATTGGAATAAAGTCTCTTATTGTAAGTTTAGCTCCCTGACCTTCAGGTCTTTCAAGGTTCATTCCTGCATAATAATTAGCAGTTGATGGCTTTACGTCTGCGCCCTCATTTTGATTGTATTCTGCAAAGCTGCCAACATTATTGCGTATATAAGAAATTAATCTCTCTCTGTAATATTGGGCTGTATTGGAAATTTCTTCTCTTAAATGTTGCGCTTCTTCTGTACTTAAAGCTGTTCCTGTTTCCGAGCTTTTTGAATATATGTTTCCATTCTCTATCTTAAAACGTAAAAAAGGTACAGCATGATAAAATGAATAATTTACAAGAACAAAAGAAATATAATCTTCAAGCAATGTTTTGTAAGCAGCATTAGCCACATCGTTTATAGTTCCGTTTGTTATTAATGTTTTAATCTTATCATTTAATTCAGTTCCAAGAGCTGTCTCTATATATAATTTTTGACTCTGTAATATATAAGGGCGTAGTAGCTCTGGATCACAATTAAGGTTTATTGCGCTTAAATCTTTTAATTTTTGTTCTGATATAAATAGTACGTATGCCATAATTATTATTCTAAAAATCCTTCATTCTTCATAGTCTTAGGCGCTCTTGCAACTAGACTATCATTTCTTTTAATTGTAAAACCTTCACTTCTAGCCTTTGTAGCAGTTATGATTTTGTCAGTAGTTATATTATCAGGATAAACTACGAACCCCTCGTCACTAGCAGGCGCTTGAAAAATCCTACGTTTCCAGTAGTGATGGCAGTTTCCGCCTCCTTTGTAAAGCCAGCAACTATATGTTGCAGCTCCTCTAGGTCCCCATCCTGGATTTACAGGTATTGTTGACATTCTTAAAATATCCTCCTTCCTGTAAACTTTTTTTGTCGCCATCATAAGCTTGCAAAAGCTTCTAGTTTCTCCTTCTTGACTTAAAGAGTTGTTTCTAGTGTAAACATATCTAACTTTAAAAAATTCATCCCCTGCCTTATTAAGACCATCCTGCTCACTTCTTACATTTGGATTAGCTCTTCCTGTTCTAACGAAATCAAATTTTTCACCTGCAACTTTATTTAATTCTTTTTCAAAATCAAAGTCTTGATGTTCTCCATCTACTATTTCATCATCTATCATTTCCCATCCTTCAGGAATATCTTCACCATATTCTGCTATAAATTTTTCTAATTCTGTTTTTTCAAATTTTTGTTTTTTACAATTACAATTTTGTAAATTAGTAATTTGTTCATGGTCTTCGCAAGGCATATAAACGTCTTTACCATCTAAAGTATGTACGTGATACCCTTTGCATCCTAATCGTTCTGCTTCAGCTTCAGCTTCTTCTATTGTGTCATATAAAGGCAAATCTATTTTACCATCTTTACCATCAGTAACCATGCTCCCAACTTTACTAAGCTTAACATCTTGCTCAACAGTATCTTCGTCACCTAAAGGCTCTAGTCCTAATTCGTCACGTATTTCATCAGTTGTCATCACCTCTCTAATAGTCTTAGAGTCAAATTGTACTGTTATTGGTTTAAGTTGCACAAAATTAACAGGCATATCCATGTTGTTAATCTGAAATATTTTTCTTAGCTGTTTTACTATTTGGTCTTGAAATGGTTTAATTACAGTATTAAGATAAAAATTAGCAGCGTTTATAATTTCGTCTGTATTGCTTGAAAAACCATTAGCGGAGTCAATACCCATCAGAGTCTTAGATGTTACCCTGTGACCGCTTAAAATGTTGCTAGTAAGCAATTCTTGAAGTGCTATATATTGCTTGTCAAGATCACTTGTACTAATAGGGGTTATCTCAGGAGTTCTTGTCTTATCATCTGAGAATGTAAGTACAAATTTTCCTGCATTAGTTTCAGAACAGAATTTATCAGTAAGACTTTGCTCTATCTGCATTCTTTCTTCGTATGAAGGTACTCCATTTGCGAAGGAAATCAGAAAGCTCCCAGCAAAACCATTAGATATATTGTTTAGATGAAACTCTGAAACTCTAGCGTCAATCAACGCCCAATTGTTACAAGATACATAATCAGGAGTGTAATACGAATTCATGTTAGGGCTGTAAAGACCTGAATACATTATTTGGTTAGCTGAAGTCCTATCGTTAGCATTAAAAGCAGGAACATAGTTAGGTTTGTTTTGTCTTGTGTTTGACCAATCAGATGAGATGTAATATCCAGGTGTTTTACCAAATTCGTCAGGTCTTGCGCATCTTAACTTAGAAACATCTAAATGATAAACCTCCGCAATCTGAGTTCTATCTTTTGACCATACTATGTTTAAAGCAAATGCTCCTTGTAGCTTAAAGTCAAATGCTAATTTTTTTATTACTTCATGAAGACTCTCATTACCATTTGCTCTATTAATAAAGTTTTGTAGCTTTACAGTAGCCTCTAAATCTCTATCGTCTTCGTCTTCTATTATAAGTGCTTCACCTGCTATCATCTCAGATGTTGCGTTTATAATAGCTGCTGATATTGAGCTTGAGTAGTATAAATCAATTAAAAACTGTGGATATAAATTTCTCCAATTATCTGTACCGTATTCAATCCAATCTTTACCTCGCGTCTCTTGTACGATTGGCGCTGTACTTGTTTCTAAATTAATATTTATGATATTGTCTTTCATGTTTTTTTATTTAATTATGGCATCAAACTTGCTAATCTAGCAGTAACATTTGCTGTTAATGCTGCACTACTTGAACTGTATATTTGTATCTCTGAAAGGTCTCCATTATACGCATTTCGATTTGTTTCTCTTACACCTATGCAATCAATATCTGCTATTCCTGATAATGTTCCTGTCGTTGTTTGTGCTACCCCCTTCCAATACATTGTTATTGTATTGCTAACACGAGTGAAAACAACGTATGCTTCTTCAGCATAATTGCCGCTATCTTTAGGAATGTCAAGTGAAGCATTATTTATTTTTATTTTGACGTTGCTATTTGAAGAGAAGCGTACAAATTCCCCACTTGTAGTGTTGTCTCCTAAAAGAGAACCTAGTGTTGTTAATTTTAGTTTTGCACCAATAGTAAAATCCCCTGTTAGTTCTATTTGTCCTGATGATTGAAGAAAATCAGAAGCAGCACTATTAAATGATAATACACCATCTGCATAAGCAGGTTGTTTAGGAAGACTGGATTGCTCCATATCTATATTATTTGAAGAACTATCAGCCCAAGCACTTACATCAGAGCCATTTAAGGTAATACCCACACCTTTTTGATACCAAGCCTCTAAACTTGATTCATCAGTAGGAGACCATGCACTACTAGATGGGTAGTTTGATGAATTTAAACTTAAACCTAATTTTAATGATAACATACTATTCTGTATATCCTATTCCAACACCTCCTGAGATAGTTATTGAAGTGATATTCATAAAAAGAGATGTGCCAGCAGGTACTTCGACATGTAACTTAGTAGCATCTGTAACATTATTTGCCCCTAGAGCTGTTATTGTGCTAGTTACTGGGAAGTAAACACAGTAAAAATTCTTACCTGTTAAAGCTCCACTTGTTGAGTCAAAAACTAATGTGCCTGCATTTTTACCTAATTGCTCTGTTAATAATTGTTGTACGTTTTCTATTGCCATTTTTTTTTATTTTATTGTCCGTAATATATATAATTTGTTTTTTCTATACTTGCTGAAATAGACGCATTAATTACCCCACCTGTAACTGTTACAGTTGGATTTTCAGTATAACCACTTCCTGGATTTGTTATTGTTACTGCTGTAATTACACCACCATCTATTGTTGCTGTTGCTGTTGCTTGAGTTATACAGTCTCCTGTTATTGTTATTGTAGCTGTTGTATATCCTCCCCCTCCATAGTCAATTGTTAGTGATTCAACACTTTTACCATTCTGTATGTATGATACTTCTTCATTTCCAGCCCTATCATCTAAATACATTTTGCCCTTTGTAACTAACCCTTGTACAATACCCTTCTGATTAGATGCTGGTGTAAGTACAGCTAACTCAGTTTGAGGCGCTCTGCTTGTTATTAATGTAGGTGCTTCAACCCAACTTACTTCATACACTTCATATTTCCAATATCCTGCTGGAGACAGGTTTATTCTGCCATCTAATGTGCTTGGAGTTGCGTTATATTCAAACAATAAGTAAGTATATCTATCATAAATTGTTTCAGTCTTTGCATAAGCATATTGTACACTCCCATCCATGTCATTAGTAAACTTAAATAAGTGCCTAATGTTTGAAGACGCAACAGAAGTATCAATTCTATTATCCTCAGTTTGTATATAAGCCTCTATATTAGTTTCTGTAAATCCTTGTATCATCACTATATAATAGAAAAAACATGATTTTATTTGGTCTTATAAAAAAAGAGTGACATATAAGCCACTCTTCTCTAAGAAATATTTAAAAACTAATAATAATATTATAAGTTAGTTGATACAATTGGAATTGGTGATCCTGAATCTAAGTTGTCAAATGGTGTATTCGTGTAGTCTTTTACCATTGCAAAAGGCTCTGTTTCCATTCCGTCAAATGTCAATGTATATCCGTTTCTATCTCCTAATGCCGCGCCACTATCCATAGTACCTGCATTAAGCTCCATACCATTTACCATACCCATAGCTGTAATCACATTGTGACCATCAGCTCCGAATGTTTGGTTTAACTCAGCAAATATAATTGTTTTAGTTTGTCCTAATAATTTTATTTCTGCTTGGTCTGCTCTACTTAGTTTATTATATATTATGTTAATTGTCGGAGTGTAATATAAAGTTGAATTTTCTCTACTACCAACGATCGTATCTGTTAAAGATGATGTACCCATAGGTAAAGTATATTTATAAATACTGTTACTTCCCATGTCTATATCATCTATTTCTCTAACTTGATTTGGTGATGCTGTTGAGTCGTAAGTTATTGTTCCAACTTGATCAAGAACCGCGAAATAAACCGCTTTAATACCCCCCGAGATTCTATTACAATCTAACGATCGTCCTCTTGTAAGTGCTGTACATGCCATAAGTTGTTAATTTTTAAAGGGTTAAAGATGCAGAGGTTTTTACGCCCCTGCTTCTATTAATTTAGTTTATTTACGATTGTCTAACTACGTCAGCTCCAATACCTGCAACTACACCTGCTGTATAACGAGCTACAAGGTTAATGTTGTCTGACCCTGTTACAGTACTTTGATCTAGTAAAGAAATTCTTGTACTATCTGAAAGTAAATCAGTACCAAAAAATAAATTTGATTTTTGAGCAAATACTAACTGGTTGTCTACCATACCTGGACAAACTGCAATCTTAATACCTTCAAATACTGGAATAAAATCTTCACTCATGTACTGATAAGGCATTCCAGTTAATGCTGACATTGCTTGTATGTATAATTGATAAGTCTTAGTATTCATGTAGATATAAGCATCATCTTTTCCTAATACATTAGCAGCAGTTCCGCCAAGAATATCATCAGTTAATTTTTGCAACTCTCCTATAATAGTAGCGTTAGTATAAGCACCTGCTGCTGCTGACTGAACAACTGTTGCGTCAGTACCAGGTAATAACCAGTATCCTGTAAATCCGTTGAACTCACCAGCATTTCCTGTTACACCACCCCAAATAGAAGTTTCAGTAGCGTTTGCAATAATCTCACCCATGTAAGAAATAACGTAGTCTTCAAAGCTTACTGAAGGCATTGCGTCTCTTCCTGCTCTCATTTGAAGCGCCTCGTAACTAGTTAGCAACGTACCCTTGCAAATGCTCAAATTTATTTGTAAATCCTTCGGAGTTAAAGTCGCCTCGGTCAAACTGAGATTTCCACTAGTTGTAAATGCATTACAGTCACCATCCACCACTAAGGATGATCCAGCCATTCTCTGAATGTTTTCTTTATATTTTATGTTTTCTAAAACCGTCATAAAGTCTAACGATTTTGCTTCTTTTAAAGCGCTTGATATGTAAAATCCTGCTGCTTTACCGTTGAAGTTCGGTTGTGTTACACTAAAAGCCATAATTTTTTTGTTTTAAATTATTAATTAATTATTTTTATTTTGCTAGCTTCATTAAAATCCTTTCACGCTTAGATAGCTTACTTAATGCTACTTCAGTCATTTTAGGAGATTCTGAGCTAAATTTATTTGTATTTATTGGTGCATCAGCAGGTGTTTCTGCTAATTCCGTTTTAAGTCTTTCGTTTTCTTCTTTTAATTTTTTAATTTCATCTTCTGCTGAAAATTCAACTACTTCAGTTGTTTTAATTGACTTAGGCTTATCAGAAACTTCTGTATTTTCTTCTGACATTTCTTCTACTTCGTCATCACCACCTACTTTGTCTCTTTTAAGATCAGCTACTGCATCTTCTAGGTTCTTGATACGCTTTTCCATACCTTCCCAGTCATATACTGCTGCTTCTTCGTCATAATCGTCTTTGTCTTCTTCAGCTAATTCAGTTTCTTCTGACATTTCTTCTTTTTCTTCTTCTGCCTCTACTTCTTCTTCAGTTTCTGATTCCATAACCTCAGCAACTACTCCTTCTTCTTCAACTCTAAAAGATACGCCATCTTCTGTCTTGTAAGTTCCGATAGGTAAAAGGATTGTTGTGCCATCTTCTGTTAATACTGAGATGTCCACCCCAGCTTCAAGTTCTTCAGCAGTAGAAACGAAAATTGTACCATCTTCGCTTTTAGATTGCCAAGCTAATTTAATTTCTTCCTCAGCTTTGTTTAAGCCAAGCGCTACTAATATTTGTTCTTTAATGTCCATAGTTTCGTTTTTTATTAAATAGAATTATTGTTACTTTGTTTGATTTTCGTTTATTATCTCGTTTAAAGCTGATAGTATCTCTTCGTCTGTTGGTGTTCTCTCTGACATTTTTTCCATCTTATCTGTGAAATACCCTTCTATACTCAGACCTTTTAAATTGCCTTGTTTTATCTCTTGCCAAAGGTCATCATTAGTTATTTTCATCTTAACAAACCAAGTGCCGTTAGGCAAATCATATCCGTATAATTTAGATTTATCTTGGTCACCCTCTTTAATCCATGATTCGACAGTTAAAACACCTGAAACTCTATCTTGATGTTCATACGTTGCTTTGTGATGATTATTGTGTTTTAAATATAACTCACTAGCCTGTCTTACTGTTTCAGGACTAAAGTAAACATAATACTCTGAGTCTGTATTTGGATTATATCTAAATATTTGCTTATTAGGTATTAAAGCAGGACTAACTAGCATACGCTTTTCTTCATCAACCTTAGCAAATGTAAGGTTGTTCTTTTCTTTTCCAAAATAAACAAAGTCTTGTTCAATAGCTGGTGCTGACACTAAGCTAATAGCATCAATAGCTAATTCTTCACTATCATCATCAATAACTAATTCTACAATAGAAGTAGTCTTTTCGTAATAGTCTTTATTTGCAGCTTCACATTCTGCAATGGAGTCATATTCACAGTCTCCTGTCTTACCCCATTTTACTTTTCCATTTTCACATTCTTCGCACGGCATATTATTAAATAGATTTTAAGTTAATATATTTGATTTTTAAATTGTTGCTCTACGTCTTATATTCGCAAGCTGGTTCTGCGAATCTGTCATTTCGTCTGTAACTACAAACGCTTTGACTGGTTCAGGCTCTACCCCTCCTGTTAGATCGAAAGCACCTGACATCATCTGTGGTGCAGGTGTTGTTGGTGCTGCTCCACCTCCTCCTCTACTTCCTCCTCCACCCCCTCCTCCTCCGCCTGGAACTGGAGTTGAAACGATAGATGCTACATTGGCTAAACCTGCTGCAATTGCTGCTCCTGCCGCTACTGCTCCAAGTGCAGGTCCTGCTGGTCCTATACCTGCTAAAGACTTATAAGCTGCTGTTGCAGATGCATAAGTGTCCATAGTTGTTTGTGCAATAGCAAAGGCTTTTCCTGCTGCTGTTTCTTCACCTAATATAGTAGCCATATCTCCCGCAGCATTAGATGCAATACCTACCTGTTGATCTGCTGTCATATCTGACCATTTGACTTGTTGCTTAGAAAACTTAGCTTCAGCTTCTAGTCTTTTTCTATCAAACTTTTTTCTTATTTCTGCTTTAACAGCTTCAGAATTTTCTAATAATTCTGCACTAGCTAATTCTTTTTCTTCTTGTATTCTTAGCTCTTCCATAGCCCTTTTTTCAAGGTCTGTAATTAAAGCTAATGTATTTTCTTGTTGTAAAGCTAATAATATTGCTGCTTCACTTTCTGCTTTTGCAATTTTAGCATCTTCTTCGTCTTGTTTTTCTTTTGCTCGTGCTTTTTGTTCTGCTGCTATTTCACGATCTAACGCATTAACCTCAGTAACTACTCGCCTTCGCATTTTAACAGAAGCAGTCTCTTTTTCTATAATCTCAGCTTTTAATCTTGCTAAGTCTTGTTCATCTTGTGCAGAATTTTCACTAAGCGCCATCTCTGCTTCCTTAATACGCATTCTTTCTCTTGCTAAAGCTATTTCTTTTTCTGTTGTTTCTGCTTCGAGTTCTAGTGCTTTCTTTAGATTATCTAATCTTTCTTGTGCTGACTTTGTTTCATCTTCTGCAACTAACCTAGCTTTTTCTATTTCTTGTCTAGTAGCCGCTTTTTGAATCATAAAAGCATTATCTGCATCTCTGAGTTGTTGAGTTCTTTTGGTTAAGGCTGCCATTGCTGCTGCTTCTCTAGCCATTTCAGCGCCCATTTCCTTAATACTATCTACAAACTCTTTTCTTTGTTCAGCATCTAATCCTGTTGACGTTTGTAATAAAGCATCTCCAAACGCCTTAGCACCTTCAGCAGCACCCTCAAAGTCTAATGTAAATACTGATTTAATAACATCACCCAAAGCACCAAAACCTTTAATAAGACCATCTAGTCTATTTACAAGTTGATTTTGTATAATTTCATATAATTGTTCAACCGCTTTTTGTGGATTTTCAAAAGCTGCAACCATTGTTTCTCCTAGACTTGAAAAAGCATCTGTTATTGCATCAACTATTGCACCTAATGCAGACATAGCTTGTGCCAACTTATCTGCTCCTCTTTTTGTATTAGTAAAATAAGACACTAAAGCAGTTACAGCAATTAACAAAGCCCCAATACCAGTACTCATTATTCCTGCTTTTACAGTTGCAAACATAGTCTTTGCAGTTTTACCAACTGATACAAATCCTGCTTTTACAGAATTTAAAGATACGCCCATTATTTTAAACTCACTAGCTAGTCCTGCTGCATCTTTACTTACTTCTCCTACATTTGATTTTACTTCTAATTCTATTGTTTCTTTTGCCATATCTTTTTACTTTTATACTTTCATTTCATAAAGGTTAAGGGTACAACTCCATCTTATATTCATAAACCTACTGCCTGTAACTTGAACATGCATATCGTTAGTTCCACTAAATGCAATTTCTGCTGTCCAACCTGTAACTGTTCCAAAACTACCTAATGTTGTAACTGATTGATTATCTGCCTTTAAATAAGCTATGCCAGTTGCTCTTAATAATATTCTATCGTTTACATTTCCTGCTGCTGTTCCTCCAAACCTAACACCCATTACATTAGCCTCAAATCCAGTAAATGATGTTGATGATGTATCAGAATCTCTAGCAATAGTTGTCAATCCGTTTAATCCATTGACAAATAAGTTAGTTGGTGCTTCATTTTCTGTATCTCCTGACAAATGTATTGTTGAACTTTGGCTTTTGCCTAAAGAACCTCCCCCTCCAATAACAACCTCTCCTGGTCTTTGTACAACACCATAAGAACCTAAAACAGCCGTGTTGCTTATGCCACTAGAAATTTCATTGTAATTACCTACAATTATATTGTTTCTTGAATTGCCTTTAACATTATTTTTTTCACCCATAATATAGGTGTTAGCAGTACCTATTTCTGTTGTATTTTGCGCGCCCCTTAATACATTCGTAGTATTGTCTGATGACGTTGTAACACCACGATTAAAGGTGTAAGCAAAGCAAGTCCCTGTTGCTATGTCATATTTATATCCATACGCTTGGCATTGTTCTTGGTTAGGGGTGAGTATATTAGTTCCATCAGTAAAAGAAACAACACCAAATTTGTCTATTGAATTTGGTTTTACACTATATCCTGGTATAAAATTTATTGACATATTTTAATTTTTATGGTATTAATATAAATTCAACAGTTGATAAATCTCCAGGTTTATAATCTATTTTATTAACCCTAAATGTTCGGTTTCTTATAAATACTTTGTCAAACATATTAAAGGTGTTGATGTCAGCGGCTGATAAATTAACTTTTATACTCATAGACCTTGTGTCTGCATTGTATAGCTCACCAAAATAAGGTTGCCAATAATTTGAAAATAAAGTGTCAACAGGAGAATTCCCTAACCCAATTAAATCGCAAGGACCGAAATTAAAATCTCTTGTAGTGTTTACTGTTTGAATATCTGATAAATGACTAAATTGTAAAAATGTAGCCATCCACTCTTCAGCAACACCATTTTGAGCAGGTACTAAATACTCTGTTTGACTTAAAGTTTTTTCACCGTTGTTAAACATAATTCTTGGCTCATTCTCAAATCCTTCTGAAACGCCTTCATCATTTAATGAGTAAATTGCAGGAACTATAAGGTCAGGAAATTGTGACATCATTGGCTTACAAACAGTTGCTGCAAATGGGTCTGCTTCAATTTCTTCAGTTTCACCTCCTAAAATAGTAAACCCAGAGGCATCAAACAATCGGCTTCCATATAAGAATCCTGAAAGTTGTCTTTTATAATTCATAAAAGGATAATCATCCTCATCTTCTACGAATTTAAACAAAGTCTTTTGGTTTAAGTCTGTTAAAGGTGTTAATTTAATTTGACTTACATCTACCCTATCTGTCCAATCATGCTCAACAATATCAGTATTATCTATGAATATATCATTATAAGGCTCTATTGTGATATTGTTAGGGTTTTCTTTATTTGGAACTGTAATAAGGTTAAACATATTAATTAAGCCTTTTAAAAAGCTCCATTGTTCAGTTTCTCCTCTAAGCACTTTTAATTTAGCATCATCTACTGTTCCAGTATAACTTATTGAACAATCTAGGGTACTATTTAAAGACTCCATTTCTCTTGTTTGGTGGTTTTGTATACCAGTATCTCTTTGTCTTACCGCTGTAGCAACATCAGCTTTCCATTGTAAAGCAAGAGTATCACCAGCTGACAAGGGTACAGTAGAAGGGCTTCCTGCTGTATAAGAACCAAAAGGATTTTTACTATTAAAAAAAAGTGTAGGTCCGCTAAAAGAATAATAAACACCTGAAACGTTAATAGTCATACTTGTTACAGCTGAACCTGTTAAGGTAGCTGTTATATCGGTTGGTAAAGGTGCAGGAATACCTGTTGGGTCTGTTGTAACTGTTGGTGCTGATGTATAGTCACCACCTTCATGCAAATAAATACCAGTAATAGGGTGTGTAGTAGATGGAGAAAACCCTTGTAGTATAGGGAATGCTATTGCACTACCTGAAACCGCATAAGTAAACTCATTATAAACCGCCTCACTTGCTGTGCCTTGATTGACAACCCATCTGAATGAAACATTACAATCTTTTTTAGCAACATAATAAAAAGTTGGCACAGCCTCCAAAAGCACATTGACTAAACCAGTAGGAATTTCAAATTGATTAGTTGTGGAGTTCCATCCAAAGGCAGGGCTAAAGTTGTTATGAGGAAATTGAATATTAGTATAACTAGTTGTTGCGTAATTAACAGGGTCACCAGCAATTAATGTGCTTGGAAAATCACCAGCATCTGCACTTATGGTTTTATAAGTAGCTGTTCCTGTATCGGATGCTGTTAAAGGTGCATCACCATTACCCCAGTTAAAATCCATATATAACTTTTCAAAATCAGAGGAACTAAAAAAGTTACTTGTATATTCAAATGGAGACGAATCAAATATTCTGTCTACTAAATACTTTACATTTATAAAAGGTCTAAATGAAGTTTGTAAGTTTTCTAAAACAGGAAAAGTTTCATTGTTTGGATGTGTTCCACCAGTATCAACATAAGCGGTAAACTGATGAGTCCAATCACAAAATGGATATTTAATTGTTGCAGCATTTCTAAAAGTTGTGACAGCAGAGTTTATATAATCAACGCCAATATTATCATCAAAACTTTTTTTAATCTGTGTTAAATTATAAGAATGTTCTAACTCACTAAAGTCTATGTCATTAAAAGTCTTTTCAGCTAGTACATCTGCTAATGCGACTGCCTCAGAATATAAATTGACATTATAACTAATCTCCCCTTCTTTGTCTATAATATCAATCATTCTCAAATAACCTTCAAATAAAACAAAGCCATCTTCCTTTAATCTGCATTGAGTTTTTATATAAGGATTAAAAGAGTTTGTTCCACTTGCTGTTCTTGTAATTTCAAATATATTGTCAAATATTTGGCTGTTTCTTTTTGTAGATGGTAGCTTAAATGCTTTTGAATAAGATTGAACTTTTTCAGCTACATTTTTAAAGTCATCAACACTTAATGTTAAAGGGATATCTTCCTCTTCATAAAGGTCTGCAATAACAGAACCATTACCAACTAAAAATTCTGTAACCTCAGTTCCTGTTTTAATGCATGATATAGACTCTATTTCTATATATTTTTGATAGTATTGGTCTACTTGAATCCATATGCAATCGGTATTACCTACTGCTGTAAATGTTCCTTCAAGAACATCACCATTTGAAACTTGATTTAAATATACAAAGGCAGTTCCTGAAGGTATAGCAACTTGTGCTGAATTATTTAAAACAGGGAAGCCTGAAGGGTAAGGTAACCCAACAGATGGTGAATTAGGTTCATATGGCACATGCATTACTGAAAAAAGACCAACAGGGTCATTTCCTGATGTAACCTCAGCTATTTTAATTTTTAAAGTGTAATTCTGTCCAGGTATTAAGCTGTACCCAAACTTATAACCTAACCCAAATCTTGTGGGTAAGCTAAATGGTAGTAGCGGATCGGAACTTTGAGCATCCATAGCTAAATTAGTGTCATTTACAGGGTCTCTTTGCGGTCCTAGTCCTGTTGTTCCATCTCTATCCATTCTAAACGACACCCATTGACCTGGAAGCCAATTAAATAAATTGTCAAATAAATCTTGACTCATATTATTTAGCAATTGTGTTCTGCCCCAAAACCCAAAAGGGATTGTTGGCGCTCCTGCAGTAGCATAGTCTGTTATTAATCTTCTAGCTAGAATTGGGTCTTGTGCAGCAGGTAAATTAGCACCAAAAACCTGACCGTCTGTTACAAGTTCTAAGGGTGGGGGTGTAAAATCTGTTACATATCCTAAATAATTTTGTGGTAATATTTCTAATTGTACACTCATTATATTGCTTGTGTTCTTAGTGTTTGACTTTTTTCTACTTCAAAAGTATATTGTATGAGCTTATCATTTGCAATTGTCTTTTTAGTAAAGCTAGTTGATTTTAATCTTACTGGTGTAACATACTCATTTAATGCCTCATAGCCTGTTGCTGTTGATTGATAAGGTTGTAATATATAAACCTCAGGGCTGTTTGTAAGTTCTTCAAACATAACATTATCATTTTCACTTAAAAAGTCAGTATTGATAGTTATTGTCTCAGTTGCATTTACCCTAAATGATTTCTTACCTCCTTTGTACCCATAAGGATTGTAAGTGGCTTCATTCCAAGTGCCTGGAAGTTGATTATAAGTAGTTCCTTTTGTTGATGTTTTTCTAATTGACTTTTTAGTAAAAGTGTAATAATCCCAAGCTCCCCATTGATTCAACCAACATAGTCTAACACTTTCATTTCCTTTTAAATCAGGGCAATTTATATATATTGTATAGACTTCCATTGTTTCAGTACTACTAACATTTTGAGTTGTTATTGTATAATAACTTACATTTCCTGCATCATAAGCTGTTTTAAAATTACTTCCCCAATTTCTAAGGTTTCCAGGAAAGCAACCAAAATAACCAATTTGCTTTTCTGTATTAGTATCCCATTGTGTATATCCATAACTACCCGCACCTGCTGTTCTATTAATTGTGTCAGTAGATAATGATGAACCTGAAGCATCAAAGGTTCTAATTAATATTTTTCTTACAGATTTGGATGTAGAATCATCTATTGTAAAAAATGCTAGTGTACCATAATCACCACCATTGGCATATTGTGTTGTTGGTGCATTAGTTAAGAACAGTCCTGGTGTTGAAGTCTCAGGGTAAAACTTTTTAAAATCATAACCAAACCATTTTGTTGGTGCTGTAAAATTACCAAAAACACCACCCCTGTCTAAAGCGTCTGTTCTTTTTAAATAACCATTAAATATTCTGTAAACATCACTATTAACAAATGTTCCTGCAACCTCTTCTATTGCATTTGTTGTGGTGTTTAAGTATTCAACAGTAAACTGAATAGCTAAATATCTTACAATGTTTTTACTTTTAGAATATTTGTCAATCATATGTAATGGATGGGTCAATTCATCTGTTGTTTCTGCATTTTTAAATGAGCTTCCGTTTACTGCTGAATTATCAGATGATACATATTTTTCAACGACATTACTTACATCTATCATTCCAACCCCTGCATTGTTAGGCGATATTTTAAAAGTACCTATCAAATGATTGTTATTAGAAAGTACTGGGGGTGTATCATTACTTATATGTATTTTTGCAACAAACTTTACTCTGCTTTCATTTAATACAGCATCCTGATTAGAAACAACAAACATTATCTCTGAGCCTACTGCAATTGTTTCATATAAAGGTTTTTGTTCTATTATTGAATTAACTACTGCCATTTTATTTTATTTTACTGTTGTTATTCCTGCAATTATATCTTCTTTTAATGCTCCCATCATAGCCTTGCCAAATTGTCTCATTCCTAACATTAAAGGTTTTTGAAAAAAACTTATACCTTGTATTCCCTTTTTTTTGATTGATCTACCTATAATAAATGCTAAAGACATGTTGCTTATAAATCTGCCTGACTTCTTATCTCTTCCTTTTATTCCTTTTTTGCTTATCCATTTAGAGAGCAGACTGGGTGGTGGCTGTTTAGTTGTATAACTATAAGGAGTAGAAACAACTTTATTTTCATAGTTCTTATATTTCCTTTTTGTTTGTGTTCCTGAGACTCCTTTGTCTACAAATGTTCCATAACTGTTCATAAAGAATTGTACTGAGAAGCCTTTTTTGTCTTTGACTATTTTAAATTTAATAGACCCCTCAAGATTGCTTCCGCCACCCTTAGCTTTTTGCAATCCTCCTTTAGCTCTGTTGACTACTTGTTTACCAAAGCTGTTTAAGTACTTTTCTAAATTATCAGTTTTCATTTATAATACACCAACAAATATTTCTACATTTGCATTGTCAGTTGCACCTCTTGGCCTTACCTGTATAGTTTCAATATCTTCTAATGTACCGAATGCAGGACTTGTATCTGCCTCTGCTATTACTGCTGTATCTGCTTGACACAAAATATGAGAAGCTCCTGCTGTCAATACAACTTGATAATTTGTATTTTCACTTACTACCGCCAAATCACAAACTGCTGTTGCACTTGTATTCGTTATTCTAATGTACTTAGTGTTTTCTAAATCTAAATTCATATTTCCAGCACTTCCAGCAACACTACTGTTGAAAGATGCTATTGTAGTGGTGTTTGAGTGAGGACAAGTAACAGTTCTCTCAAAAGTATCTGTTATATCTGTAATTGTTAATGTGTTTGTTGATCCCCTTAATGCGCCATTTATGGTTACACTCTCAGAAATCGTTGCTACTAAATTTGCCATAATTTTTATTTTTTATCTATTTGTTTTAATTTATTAATCGCCCAATTGATTCCACTTGAACCACCCCAAGCATCCCACATAAGACCCCCACAACCTTCTGAATACGGAACGTCTTTATATTGCTGATGTCTTTTAAATGATGCCATACGTGCTATTGTATCTCTACTTATCTTTTCTCTATTTGCTAACTGTGCGCTTCTAGTCCATCCAACACGTGTTCCACAGTCACTACCATTTTCTTCTTTCCACTTTCTAGCTTTCTTAGCGTTGTTACTAGCCGCTTCAGGATAGTCATTATAAGATTCTAATTTAATGCTTACTGCTTCTAATTTTTCTAATAAGTCTTGATAATTCATAATCTTATTTTTATTGTTGGTGGTATTATCTTTATTTCTACTTTACCTATCTTTATCGTATTTAATCGTTTTAAGTATTCAATCATTAGTATCCTGCTCCTCTTGGGTTAACTGGTATGTCACATGTGCTGAAGTCATTTATTACTTGTATTCCAATTGTAAAAGTCCAACCACAAAGTAAGTTGTCAAACCTTTCTTGGAATGGCTCAATATTAAATTGATCTTCAGTAAAATAAATTGGTTCATTAATATCATTGATTCCGTTTATTGATTGAGCTACACTATGTCGCAACATACCTATAAAATCAGTACATATTGCTAATGTTTGATTCCACACTTCTTGTTCGTTATTTTTAGGATTAACTAATTTAGTTAATAATTTATGTTGCTCTGTTTGCCAATCGTCTTTTTCACTTACTAAGTCAGCAACAAATATTTGGAAATTATATGTTAGTACAGAATCTCCCGTATCTACTGATGTAGGATTTATATGAAGCAAAGGCATTTTCTCCATTTTTTCTAAGTTTATATCAAATATATCACCTACTGAAACAGTTGATATTTGATGATGATATTCGCCTAGACGACACAATGTATTAATAACATTATTATAACTCTTATTGTTTATTGGCATGTTTAACTCTATTTTGTGATTCTAAATCTGTTTCATAACTTAACCATGTAAATGCTTCTAATAAGTTTAACTTAGTTATTGCATCTAATTTTGATATATCGGCATTGCACAATCTATACATTACTCCAAAGTATCCCCATTTTTCTGCAAAAGATTCTGTTGCGATTGCTCTATCGTTTCCCTCAGCAGTTGAGTCGAATATGATTCCAAAATCAGATATAATATTTTTACGAAATGATAAAAAAAAACCAGCGCACTTTGCACTTGCTCTGCTACCATTTTTTTCATTGTATCTGCCCTTATACTTATATTACCATCATAGGCTTCAATAGTATAAACACCACTATCTGTCTCTTCTACAATTGGTCTGTATAAAATACTCATTATCTCAGGCAATCTTTTCTCCATTCCTTCTTTTATATAAGTCTCTAAATCTGACCATTCTCCAAGAGTTATGGAAGAAAGATCAGGATGGAAACCATATCTTTTTCCTTTTATTTCAATTATTCTTTTTAAGGCGCTATCTTGCTTCTGCTGCATCTCAGCAAGTTTACCCATAATTACAGCAACATCTTTTAATTCTAATTGCTCTACTAACTTCTTTGGAATGTTAGACAAAGCAACTATTGTTTGGTGAGCTTCTTTGCTTTTTGTTCCATTTCTAAAGTCAACTAACTTTAACCACTTCTCTAGCGTTACATCTGACCAACTGCTAATTAACTTAAACTCTTTGTTCTTGCCTTCTTTTTTAATTTTAACCTTCATCACTATATAATAGAAAAATTGATAATTTAGTTTAATAAATACTTTTGTTTTATTTATTAGTGTATATTTGCCGTTAGTTTGTATTCATTTTTACTTTTGAAGGGGAGTAGAACATTCTATTTTTTTTAGTTATTATATTTTCTTTCTGACTACTCCCCTTTTTTACTGCACAAAATATTTACCTGCATTCGGATTGTCTAAATGATATATAACGTTATATCTTATTCCATCAATAGCATGATTCCAATTATCTATATA